TAATATGTATCATTTTAGTGAAGATCAATACGAAGAGTATAGGGAATTAGCTAGAGAGGATGCTAAACGTAAATTTAGATTAGCTCAAATAGAAGCTGAAGGTAACGATCCTTTAGAATCAGGCCAATCTTATGGTACACCTCATGATTTAGCTAGTTTATATGGTAAAGGAAGAATGTATAGTGATCCTGGTAATGTACCTGATGGATATGAAGATGATGATCCAAAATTAGGTAGACCACAAGATTCTATTACTACTAAAGGTAAGCAAAGTAATAATTTTGGAAAAGATCCTTTAGGTACAAAACGTATGAAAGATACTGATAAAAATGAGGGAAGTAATCGATCTTCTTTATCCGAATTTGAAAATCCTAAAGTAACATATTTAAAAAATAAAGATATGTTTAAAAAATTGAATAAAAAACAATTAGTTTTTGAAAGAGATAAGAACGATAGTACATTACTGGATGAATCTCAACTAAAGGACTAATATTTATAATTAAATATATTTTTTTGATGAAAATTAAGAATTCTAAATTTAAAAATACAGGTATTTTGTTTGAATTACTTGTACGACAAATCACAGCAGATACCCTTAAGGGTGTTGACTCTCCCGCTATAGACTTACTAAAAAAATACTTTGTAAAAAGTGAATTAGGTCGTGAGTATAAACTATACGAGTCTATACAAAAATCTCCTATTTTAAATGAAAATAGAGCATCAGTTCTTATAGATACAGTATTAGATAGTTCTAAAAAGTTTAATAGGTCTTTTCTCAGAAAACAAAAGTATAATCTTATCAATGAGATTCAAAAACATTATGATGTAAATCAGTTTTTTAACTCTAAGATTAAAAATTATAAAGAACTAGCTTCACTATATACATTGATTGAAGGATACAACTCATCATCTATGATTAATACTGAACAGATAATGAGTAATAAAATAACCCTATTAGAGCATCTAACTAAACAAAAGTTAGATCCTACTAAAAAGGATGAAGTATTACTTGAATTTGCTACCTATGATGAGGATACAAGATCTCTTACCTATAGAATATTATTAGAGAAATTTAATGATAAGTATGAAGTACTAAGTTTAGATCAAAAACAAGTATTAAAAGAATTTATTAATTCTGTAGATTCAACCCCTAGTCTAAGAATTTTTTATAATACTAAAATAAATGAGTTAAAATCTGTTTTAAATACGGAGCTGAAAATATTAAAGATAAAGCTACTAAAATTAAAATAACTGAGGTTGCTAAACTATTAGTAGAGCTAAGTAAAACAGACAAGATTAATGATGATAACTTAGTTGATTTGTTACAATATTATGAACTAGTAAAAGAAATAAAAATATCGAATGGGGTACAAGTATAAAATTAAAGAACTTGAAGTAGGGGATATTAGCACTAATGATGGAACACAATCCACTGTTAGTGACATCAATCCTGAAACAGGAACTGTTTCTTGGGATATAGATTATGTTCCTGCTTTTGATACTACCTTTAAAGAATTTCAAGAGTTAAGACAATATTTAAATAAACTATCTAAAAAAACTGATGATGTAGTAATTGATCAGTTATCAGATGAAGTTAGTAAATTATTCAATAGATACAGAACTCATATTAGGAAAAATTATTCAGATGAATATAAAAAAACAGGTATGAATGAAGATGAAGTAGATGAAATATCTATGAGTGGAGGTGCGGGAGCATATCTTACTCCATATGCATTTAGACTTCCTAAAAAGAAAAAGAAAAAAAAAATAAAAGAAGCTAATTCTGAAGAAGAAAGTAATAAAGTACCTGAGGCAGCAATGATATTACCTAGGGGTAAAAAAGTTATCTTACAAGCTGAAGAACAAGATTATAAAAGAGGATTAGTTGTAGAATTAACAAACGAAGGTGGGTATAAGATAAATTATTGGTATGGAGATGATGTTAAAATCTATCCAGCTGAAGTTGAAGTTGATGGAGTTTCTATAAAAGATGATGCTAATGAAGTATACATTAAATTCCACCCAGAACTAAATGAAAATAAAATTTCTAATCCTGGTGCAACTTTAGGACCTGGCCCTGCTGCAAGTGAAGATGGAGTAAAAGATAATGCTTATGTAAAGCAATTTAAATATCAACTAGTACCTAAAGACAAACAGGGCAATTATGTACAGAAAGGCTCTGGTCTTGAAGTAAAAAATCTTTTTTAATATTTATAATATGAAATATAAGCTTAAAATTAAAGAAGAAGAAGATAATACTAAAAAATATCATGAATCTCGCATTAATGCGTTTGATGGAATTGAAGATAGATTAGAAACTTTAAAAAAATCTTTAAGATTAGCTAAAATAGATACTATAAAATATTATAGAGATAATCCTAATAATTATTCTGTTGTTTATGGCACAGACTTAATTAATGATTATTTAAATGACATGGAAACTTTATTACAACAATAAAAATAAATTATGAAAAACTTAAAAGCTAAAAATAAAAATCTTATTAAAGAAGATTTAGGAGGAATAGTTGATTTAAAACCTATTACTAAAATTACTTCTTTAAACACCCCTAAAGAAGATTGGGAAAACAAGTTTGATGCTTATTTAGCTGAAGCAGGTAAACCTTCTTTAAATCCTATTGTTGATAATAAAATAGAGACAGAAATTAATACTAAAGAAGGAGAAGAAAAAATTAAATCTGTAGAGAAAAAGACAGCTGAAGAAGTAATTAATACTCAAGACCGGAATTATGATTATTCCCCACAGGTAGATAATATCAATAACGTTAATGGTCAAGAGATGTTAAACGGTGTATATCTAGAAGTTAAATACAACCCAGCTTTAACTATAGAAGAGGCACAAGCTGTTGTTATTAAAAACTTAGCAAAAGATCCTTTATACTATGTTAAAGAAGGTCAATTTGGTGTAAAAGGTTTAGGATATAGTGAAGCTAAAACACAAAAAGCAGAAGGTAAATTTGCTGCCAGTGGGTATAGTGAAAAACTAAAAGATAGTAGTACTGAAATGGTTCCTGTTAAAGAATCAAAAGATAATATACTAAGAAAAATGATTAAAGAATCATTAGGTGGTGTTGTATCTGTAGGTAATCCTAATAGTGTTGCTGTTCAACAAGGTAATGCTATTAAGCAAATGATGAAAGAAGAGGGATTAAATGAATCTCCAAATTCATTAAATACATTTATGAGTTCTTTATCTGAAGAAAATAAAGAAGAAGATCTTCCTATGGACGAAAATGAGGACAAATTCGCTGAAGCAAGAGAGAAAGCAATTGAATCATCTCAAGAAAAGGCTGGTATGTCTGAAGAAGACAAACCAGATTTTATCGATTTAGATGGAGATGGTGATAAAAAAGAATCAATGAAAAAGGCAGCAAAAGATAAAAAGAAAATGAAAAAAGAATCTATTGATAGTAAATTAGCTGAAATCGGAAAGCAGGGTGATATTGTAAAATTAGAAGCCCAAATAGGATTTTTAGATGAAGAAGTAGAAACTAAATCTGCTAGGGTAAATTCAATTCATGAGGATGAAAATTTATCCGAATTGATTGATAAAGGCAAAATGAAAGAAATGCAAAGAGAAATTAAACTTTTAGAAAAAAAGAGTTTAACAATGAAAAAGGTATATGAAAAAATGGCAGGCAAATCTTACCAAAAAGAAGAAATGGTAGATGAAACTGAGAATTTTGATGAAGTATGAGCAAACAATTATTAATAGAAACACATGCTATTAAAATCTCTCCTTCTCAAATAACTGAGGGAGTAGATGGAGAAAACACTGCACTATTAGTTGAAGGTGTATTAGCCACAGCGGAAGTTAAAAACGGCAATGGTCGTTATTATTCAAAAGACTTATGGGAACGTGAAATGGATAAATATAGCGAACTCATTAAACAAAGACGTTCAATGGGTGAATTAGACCACCCTGAATCTTCAGTAGTAAATTTAAAAAATGTATCCCATCTAATATCTGAATATAATTGGGATGGTGATAATGTAATAGGTAAAATAGAAGTTTTACCTACTCCTTCTGGTAATATATTAAAGGAACTTATCAAAAGTGGTGTAACCGTAGGTGTATCATCACGTGGAATGGGTTCACTTGAGGATAGAGGTGGTGTGATGGAAGTCCAAGATGATTTTGAATTATTGTGTTGGGATTTTGTTAGTACTCCTTCAAACCCAGGGTCATACATGCATATGATTAAAGAAGGTAAAGAAACCATACAGTATGATTATACTAAAATAAACCAAATAATAACCGAAATCCTTTGCTCTAAAGGTAACTGTCCTATATTCTAAATACTGCCTTACAGCTTTTTAATTTTTAAGAATACTCATATACGTATTATCATAATACAGCATGATATTCTTATATGCTGTTCAATTAATGTATTATTTCTATTACGTTTTATTAATAAACGTATTTCACAAACTAAATTTTGGGATTATTATGACAAATAAAAATTTGTTAAAAGAAGCAATTGCTGATGCAAAGGCCGTAAAGGAAACTGCTATCGCAAATGCTAAACTTGCTCTAGAAGAAGCTTTTACCCCACATTTGAAATCTATGTTATCTGCTAAATTGCAGGAAATGGATGATGACGATGATGATGTAAAAGAAGAAAAAGAGGAAGTTGATGAAAACAGCGAAACAACTGCATTTGATTATGCTAATTCTACTGCTGGACCTACTTTAGATCCTATACCTAAAAAGGTTGGGAAAAGTCAATCAAAAAGCTATGCTGATAAAGCTAGTGTAATGAAAGATATTAAAGAAGAAGAAGTAGAAGAGGAAATTGATTTAGATGAGTTACTAGCTGAACTTGAAGATTCTAAGAAGGGTAACGAAGAAGAGCAGAAAAAAATGGAAGGCGCTATCAGAGATGATAGAGACCACATTAAAAGTCTTGAAAAAGATCTTGCTGACGACGAAAAGAAATTAGCTAAATTAAAAGCTGATAAAAAAGACGACGTTAATGAGAATGCTCGTACTGATGCAGAAGAAGAAGGATATAAAGATGGAATGAAGGACGAAAAAGAAGACCTCATGAAAGAAGATGCCCGTACTGATGCAGAAGAAGAAGGTTACTTGGATGGAGAAGAGGACGGAAAAGAAGACATGGAGGGAACGATGGATGATGAAGAAATCGATCTTGAAGATATGTCAGAAGACGACCTTAAAGGATTCATCGAGGATGTCATTAAGGATATGGTTGCAGGTGGAGAAATTGAGCCTGGTGACGAATTTGTTGAAGACGAAGTTGAAGACGAAGTTGAAGTTGAAGACGTTGAAGACGTGGATGTAGAAATCGACGAGGAAATGAAAAAAGACGACGATAAAGTTGACGAGGAAATGTCTGATCCTGACATGCGACATGGAGATAAGGGAGATAGCGAAATTGAAAAAGAAACTGAAAAAATGAGATTTAAAGAGGTAATGAGTGAAATCGAAACCCTTAAATCTGAATTACAAGAAGTTAATCTTTTGAATGCTAAGTTACTTTATACTAACAAAATCTTCAAAGAAAAAAACTTAACTGAAAATAAAAAGGTTAAGGTGTTAAAAGCATTTGATAATGCTAAGACTGTTAAAGATGCAAAATCTATTTTTGAAACTTTAAGTGAAGGGATATTAGATACCCCTACTATTAATGAATCAATCAAAAGAGGTGCTGCTTCAAAAGCTACAGGTTTAGAACCTAAAACTGAAAAACAGCCTATCATTGAATCAAATGATGTTTACAACCGCATGCGCAAGCTTGCGGGATTAATTTAATTTTAAACTTTTAAAAACTTAAAAAATGAGCTTAAATACTCTTTTAGAAAGTGCAAATCCCTACCACTCTGTACAGAGTGATGCCGCCAAATTATCTGGTAAATGGGAAAAAACAGGTTTATTAGAAGGTTTAGATGGTGCCCACAAAAACAACATGGGTATTATTCTTGAAAACCAAGCTAAACAACTTGTAGTAGAATCTAGTCAAACAGGCGGAGGAGCCGCTTCAAGTGGTACATTTCAATCACAAACTGCTGTTAATACAGGAGGTCAGTGGGCTGGAGTTGCTTTACCATTGGTAAGAAAAGTATTTGGTCAAATTGCAGCGAAAGAATTCGTTTCAGTTCAACCAATGAACTTACCTTCTGGTCTAGTATTTTTCTTAGATTTCCAATATGGAACTGATAAGACTCCCTTTGCTTCTGGTAATTCATTATATGGAAATGGTACTGCTGCAACTGCTCCTTTTGGAAATGATTCAGCTGGAGGATTATATGGTGCTGGAAGATTTGGATATTCTACACAGAATACTCAATCTATTGTAGCTACTGCAGGTGGTACTTTTGTACAGGATGCAACATGGAGTGATTTTAATTTTGATTCTACTTACTCAGCATCTGCTGTGAATAATGAATTTTATAGGATTGCAATACCAACAAGTTCTTTAGAGCATCTTGATGCTCAAGGAGTAGCTGGTTTCCAATTATTTTCTGGATCAGTTGCCGCTGGTGTCACTTCTGCTAACGCTGGAGACCAACTTGCTGCTTTTACTACATATAATGGAGCTGCAAATGTTAATTTCTTTGTAACTAAATCTTTGTATCCTGCAGTTAATGCAACTGGATCACAAACTATAGTTTACCAAATCCAACCTACTGATCAATACAGAGGTGATTTTGAAAGTGGAAACGCTGAGCCTAACAGCTTAAACTCTCCATCAATTGCTATTCCTGAGATTAACGTACAGATGAAATCATCTGCTATTGTAGCCAAAACTAAGAAGCTAAAAGCCGTATGGACTCCTGAGTTCGCACAGGATCTTAATGCTTACCATGCATTGGATGCTGAAGCTGAATTGACTTCTATCTTAAGTGAGTATATTTCACTAGAAATTGACCTAGAAATTTTATCTATGTTGATTGAAAGTGCTGCCGCTGGTACTGAAGTATGGTCTGCAGTTAATAATAGATCTATTGTTGATAATGGTGCTGATGGTGTTGTTACTGATTTAGGTTTCTATAACTCTCAAGGACAGTGGTTCCAAACTTTAGGAACTAAAATTCAAAAATTGAGCAATATTATTCACCAGAAAACTCTTAGAGGTGGTGCTAACTTCATGGTATGTTCTCCTTCTGTAGGTACTATTTTGGAATCAATTCCAGGATTTGCTGCTGATTCAGATGGTGATGCTGCACAAGCTAGCTACGCATTTGGTGTACAAAAAGTTGGTCAATTGAATGGTAGATACAAAGTATACAAGAATCCATATATGACTGAGAACGTAATCCTATTAGGATTTAGAGGTGCTCAGTTCTTGGAAACTGGTGCTGTATTTGCTCCATATATTCCTTTGATCATGACTCCTTTAATTTACGATCCAGAAACCTTCACTCCAAGAAAAGGTCTCTTAACTCGTTATGCTAAGAAGATGGTTAGACCAGAATTTTATGGTACAATCGAAGTAAGTGGTTTAAATACTCTATAATTAGAATATTTTTACTTAAAAATAAAGAGAGGCGCTTTTGCGCCTCTTTTTTTATTCTTACCATATTTAATTAAGAAACTAAATAACAATAACTTTCTTCATATTTATCAACAAAATATAATATGAATGTACCAATATATGATGGTAATCCTGTTTGGGATGCAAACGCAGTGCCATTTGGATTTTATAATAATCAAACTGATTTTCAAGGAGATGCTGTAAAAGTAGCTAAATTCTGTGCTGCTAGATTAGGTTACCCCCTAGTAGATATTGAATTACAATCTGGATCGTTTTTTACTGCCTTTGAAGAGGCCGTTACCATATATGGTAACGAGTTATATGCGTATACTATACGAGATAATCAACTATCTCTAGAAGGTACATCTACGGGCAGTAATTTAAACCATGCGTTAATAACACCGAATTTTGAACCAATAGTTAGATTAACTGAGCAATACGGGTCAGAAGCAGGTTCAGGAGGAAATGTCCCTTATTATTCAGGTTCATTCTTATTAACCTCAAGTATTCAAGACTATTCATTTGATTCATTTTTATCTGGTAGTAATCTTACAGGTTCTGAATATAATTTAGGATTAGAAGTTAAAAGAGTATTTTACCAAGAACCAGTTCCGGCATCAGCTGCATTACTATCTCCATATAGTGGTTTTGGTTTTGGGGGGTCAATAGCTGCAGGTTTAATAGGTGTAGGTGGATTTGGAGCAGGCATGGGATTCTTAATGATGCCTCTAAATTATGATTTACAGGTTATTCAAAGCATTGAAATGAACCAAATGGTTAGAAGAAGTAATTATAGCTTTGAAATAAAGAATGATAAATTAAGAGTTTTTCCGGTTCCTATAAGTAATGGTGGGATTGGATTAGGAACTGATTTAAGTGTAGGGGGTTCTTTAACATTAACTAATAACCCAACAACTACCTCTAACATCAATGTTATCTTACCCTTAACTGGCGTGTCAGGAAGTGGAGCTACTGGAAAAGTATATAGTAATGGAGTTACTATTAATAAAGTAGAGGTTGTTACTGGAGGAAGTGGGTATATTAATGGAGATATAATAGTAATTACTCAAAATGATTTGTTAAACGCAGGTTTTACAGTTACTAATGCTAATTTAAATATTACAATTGGTACTGGTAATTTAACCTCAGTAGCAACTGCTGGAAGAATTTGGTTTGAATATATTTTAAGAAATGAAAGAGTAAATAGTTCAATTAAACAACTTCCAACTCAAGTAACTAATGTTTCAAATTCCCCATATACTAACCCTAACTATGACCATATTAACTCTGTTGGTAGGCAATGGATTTTTGAATATTCTTTAGCTTTAAGTAAAGAAATGTTAGGGTATGTAAGAGGCAAATATAGTAGTATACCTATACCCAATGCCGAAATTAATTTAAATCAAGGAGACTTAATATCAGCAGCAACAGCAGAAAAAACTGCACTAACTGAAAGATTAAGATCGTATTTTGATGAAACTTCTAGACAAGCTTTATTAAATAGAAGAGCAAGTGAAGCTGAAGCTAAAATGACGGAACTTCAACAAGTTCCTTACACAATTTATATAGCATAATATGGCAATGTATACAAGACAGAGAGATGTCTCTCTGGTAAGAAAATTTAATAGAGAAATAATGGGGAACATTATTACTCAACAGTGCGCTATTTACCAGTTTAAGTTAGAAGAAACTAAAACTAATATATATGGTGAAGCAGCTGAAGAAAAATATTATGATGGTCCCTTTTTATTTAATGTTTTAATAAATAGATCTAATGAGGCATATGCCGAAGGAGATGAGGGTATTCAATTCAATCAACCTATTGAATTTTATTTCTTTAGAGATGATTTAGTAGATGCTAAAGTAGTTCCAGAAGTAGGAGATATTATTTTATACCAAGAAGGTTATTATGGTGTACAAAGTACAGTTGCTAATCAATATTGGGGTGGTAAAAATCCATCTTATCCTAATAATGACTCTAATGGTGAACCTAACCCATTAAATCCAGGCTTAAATGAGTTTGGTAATAATTTATCAATTTTAGTATCAACATATTATATCCCTTCAGATAAAGTTGCTATTTCACCTTATATAGAAAGATTCTAATGGCAGGACCTAGAAAACCAATTCCCAAATCCCAAAGAGAAATAAGTAACAGTAAACAAGTTGCTTTTAAAGGTATAGAAGACCGAGGTGCGGTTGGAAACCCTAATAAAGATGACATAAATGTAAATACTCTTACTCAAGCTCAATCTACTGGTATAGAATTTAATAGATCTGAGCAGATGAGTTTTAAAGGGGATAGTACTAAACAATATTCAGTTGGTATTAAAGATATAGATGAGGCAGTATTCTATTATTTTCATAATGTAATAAAACCATTTGTTTATCAAAATGGAGAAAGACGAGAAGTTCCTGTAATATATGCTGCTCCCGAAAGATGGAAATCTTTCCAACGTGATGGCTACTATAGAGATAAAGGGGGCGCTATAATGTTACCTATTTTAGTAATAAAAAGAGATACTTTATCCAAAGATAGAACAGTAGCTAATAAATTAGATTCTAACCAACCTAATTTGTATGGTGTATTTTCTAAAAGCTTTAGTCCTAAAAATTTTTATAGCAATTTTGCAACTTTAAATAATAGAAAACCCGTAGAAACTTTTCAAGTAGTTGCACAACCTGATTATGTTACTTTAGAATATAGCTGTATAATTCAAACATATTACATGGAACAGCTAAATAAAATAGTAGAAGCATGTGAGTATGCATCTGATTCATATTGGGGTAATCCTGAAAGATTCCAATTTAGAGCTTTTATAGATAGCTTTAATACTGCTACTTCATTAACAATTAACCAAGATAGATTAGTAAAAGGTACATTCGGGATTAGATTACGAGGATATATTATTCCTGATACAATACAAAAGGAATTAAATTCAATGAAAAAATACAATTCTAAAGCTAAGGTAACTATTACTAGCGAAGTAGTTAGTGATATGAAAGATACTTTAGTACAAAGAAATCCTACTAGCGATAGAAGGGAAAGAAAATGATTTTTTAAAGAATTTCTTCATATTTATAATTAATCAAGTATAAACAATTAAACAAAAATTTTCGTATGAAAAAGTTATCAGAAGAGGAATTGAAATCATTAAAAGAATTCCAAGACAAAAATAATAAAATAATTGCCGATTTAGGATCAATTGAATTAAATATTAATATCTTAAAAGGTCAAAAAGATGAAGTATTAGAAGAATTTAAAGGATTACAAGATGAATCAAATAAATCTGCCAAAAAATTACAAGATAAGTATGGTGCAGGTAATATTGATTTAAAAACTGGGGAATTTACCCCAGAAGAACCAGCATCAAAATAACTTTTTAAAATAATTTCTAATATTTATAATTAAAATAATATAAATATAATATAAACAATGGCAGAAACATTAATATCCCCAGGTGTATTAGCAAGAGAAAACGATCAATCCTTTGTAGGAGGTAGACCAGTTACTTACGGAGCAGCTATTATAGGCCCTGCAGTAAAAGGTCCTGTTGGGATACCAACAGCCGTTTCTTCTTTCTCACAATACGAATCTATTTTTGGAAGTACTGTAGAAAGTGGTTCTCAATATTATAGTTATTTAAATTCAATAGCAGCAAGAAATTATTTTTCTCAAGGAGGTGAAGGATTATTGATAACTAGAATAGTTACAGGATCATTTGCAGGTGCAGTTACTTCAGGTAGTGCTGAAGGAGTCAATAACTCAGGCATTGATGCTATAGATGTTGGAATAAACGGTACTCTTGCTTATGAAAAACAAGCATTTCAGTTAAAAACAATTTCTGAAGGAACAATAATGAATAACTACCAATTGACATCGTCAGCTGGTGGTACATTAGTTTCTGGTTCTGGAGATAATTTAAGATGGGAAGTTAATTCTTCAAATACATCATCAGGGAATTTTTCATTGCTTATTAGAAGTGGAAATGACACATCAAATGCAAGAACTGTATTAGAATCATATAATGATTTATCAATGGATCCTACAGCACCAAATTATGTTGCTAAAGTAATAGGAGATACTTTTTTTACAATTGCTACTGATGGGTCTGATACTTATGTAAAAACAAATGGTAATTACCCGCAAGCAAGTAATTTAGTATATGTTTCTGCCGTTAATACACCTACTCCTGAGTATTTTGATAATGATGGAACAGCTAAAAACATATTTACTGGAAGTTTACCTGCAATAGGATCAGGTTCATTTACAGATGCCACAGGTAATAACTTTGAAAATAATACTGCTCTATTTAATGAAAATATTACAGCAGATAATATTCAAGGAATTAGTGCTAATGATTATACACAATCAATTGCTCTATTAAATAATTCAGATTTATATGATTTTAATGTAGTAGCAGCTCCTGGTTTAATAAAATCACTACATTCATCTCAAGTTACTTCATTAGTAAGTTTAGCTCAAAATAGAACAGATTGTATAGCAGTAGTTGACATAGTGCCTTATAATTCTACCATTAATACTGCTGTAACACAAGCATCAGGATTTGATAGTTCTTATGCCGCTACTTATTGGCCTTGGCTACAAACTGTTGATCCTGGATCAGGACAGACAGTATGGGCTCCTCCATCAACATATATTCCTGGTGTTTATGCTTTTACAGATGCTTCTTCAGATCCATGGTTTGCACCAGCAGGTCTAATTAGAGGATCTTTAGGAAATGTAATAAGAGCTGAAAGAGCTTTAACCTCAGGTAATAGAGATACATTATATGTTGCTAATGTTAACCCAATAGCCACATTCCCAGGAAATGGAATTGTAGTATTTGGGCAGAAAACATTACAGAAAAGAGCAAGTGCTTTAGATAGAATAAATGTAAGAAGATTGTTAATTGCTCTTAAAAGTTTTATTTCTCAAGTATCTGATAATTTAGTATTTGAACAAAATACTATTGCTACTAGAAATAATTTCTTAAGTCAAGTAAATCCTTATTTAGAATCTGTACAACAAAGACAAGGTTTGTATGCATTTAAAGTAGTAATGGATGAAACTAACAATACCCCGGATGTAATAGATAGAAACCAATTAGTTGGTCAAATATTTTTACAACCTACAAAAACCGCTGAATTTATAATTCTGGACTTTAATGTTCTCCCAACAGGAGCTACATTCCCAGATTAAAAAATTTAGAGTTTAAATATTTATAATAAAATAGATAATATAAAATAAAATGGCAGTATTAGATCCAAACGAAATATTTTTTACAGCATTCGAGCCCAAACAAAAGAATAGGTTTATTCTTTATGTAGATGGAATTCCCTCATACCAAATTAAAGGTATGGGAGCCGTTACATTAAATCAAGGCACCGTTGCTCTAAATCATATAAATGTCCAAAGATTTGTA